CTGCTAAAAACGCACAGAAGAAGCCTAAAAAATGAAAATGACAAAAGCTGGTCAGAAAAAAGTTGGCAAGGTCATGGGTGAATACAAAGAAGGCACATTGCACTCTGGTAAGGGTGGCAAGGTTGTCAAGAGCCGTGACCAAGCGATTGCCATTGCTATGTCAGAAGCTGCTAAAAAGATGGGCAGGATGAAATAATGGCTGAACTAAGGGCTACTCCAATGTCAAACCCAATTCTGGGTTTACTTGCTGACCGCCTAAAGAAAGCCCAACAATTTGGTGCAAAGCCATTTGGTTACGAAAATCCTCCTGTAGAGATGTTAATGAATCTCTTGGGAGTACCTGCTGTTCAGCAAACAATGGAAAGAATGGCTTATGGTGAGCCATTGACTACTGGTAGTGGAATGACCACTAAGCCTCGTCCAGAAGCGATTGAGGCGGCTATGACGCTATTACCTGCTTCTGTAGGTTTGGCAAGGGCTACTAAGGGTTTACCAGTAGGTGCAAGTATTAAAGAAGTTGGAAAAGATGTTTTAGAGTCAAAAATTCCAAGTCCTAAAAGTTTGACGATGCCTGATGTCCCAACAGTTGAGCAAATGAAAAAACATGGACGAGTTGAGACTGTTCCATTATCTGAAGTTGTAAGTTTTCAAAGTGCAAGAAATTGGGAAAAATTTAATAAAGGCGAACACGCAGGTGATTTAGTTAAAGGATATGGTGACAAACCTTTGGCTTTGAGGCTTGAGACTGGTGAGTATGTTATTTATGATGGAAATCATCGTACAGACTTAGCAATGCAAGCTGGCAAGACAGAGCTTCCAATGAATGTCATTGATGTTAAATCGTATGACCCTGCACACGCAGGTAGAAAGCCAGTTCCATCAAAAATTAGTGATGATGAGTTATTAAAAAGTCTACTTGAAGATTTGCCTAAAAAATCAGCACCAAGACAAGAAGCACTAGATACAGCCCAAAGAAACGCTGCATTGCCTGTTGAGGAAGGTGGTCTAGGACTTCCTAAAGACAATACGCCTGAGATGAGGGCGGAGGCTATGGGGTATAAAACTCCTGCTTATCATGGAACAAATGTCTGGGAAGCTGAAGATGGTCGCAAACTAGGCGACATTGAGGCATTTAATCGTCTAGCTTCTACTGAGATTGTTGGTCGTAAGCCATCCATTGACCAAATGGGGATATGGGCATCTGATAGACCTGATGCTTCTGGTGCAGGAATGTACTCAGGAAGCCAAGGCGCTATCTATCCATTGATGCTCAGAATGGAAAACCCAAAGGCTACATCGTTTGAACAAATGGCTAGAACAGCTAGTAACTTGTCAACAAATAAAGCACTTGGTGCAGGAGAAGTTCCAAGAGTCTCTGATGTTGAGCCATATCGTCAAAGACTTAAAGAGCAAGGCTATGACTCGTTAATGCTCAGAGCAAAAGAAGGTTCTCCATATACAGAGTTTGTAGACCAGACTGGTTATGTACTGTTAGAGCCTAACCAAGTTAGAAGTAGATTCGCTGCATTTGACCCAAAGCGTAGGAATGAAGCAGACATTCTTGCTGGTGTGCTACCATTAGGACTACTAGCAGACGAAGAACAGCGTAAGAAACTCTATGAACTTATGCCGTCACTACTAGGTCAGTAATTACTAACTTAACCTTGACCAACCCTAGAGGAGTCAAACAATGATTGAAAAACAATCAAACATTTCATATCGTGGTGGCGCACGAGAAGGCGCAGGAAGACCTAAAGGAAGTCTTGATAAGGGCAATGCAATCCTTAGAGAGATGATCTTAGAAGCGCTAGATAAATCAGGTGGTGTTGACTACTTGGTAAGCAAAGCCGAGAGCCATCCACAGGCTTTCATGGGACTAATCGGTAAAGTCTTGCCACTCCAAGTAACTGGAGAAGAAGGTAAAGACATTCAGATAAGTGTCCAATGGCAGAAATAATCGAGATAGCCTATAAACCCAGAGAACAACAGCTTGCTATCCATGACTTGATGGACAGTAAGCGCTTTGGTGTTGTTGTTGCTCACAGGCGTATGGGCAAGACAGTCTCAGCAATCAACCATCTAATCAAGGACGCTATCCTCAACCAAAAGGAAGCACCTAGATACGCTTATATTGCCCCTACCTATGGACAAGCCAAGAGGGTGGCATGGGACTACCTAGTCAAGTATGCAGAGCCTTTGGGTGGCACAAGTAACATCTCTGAGTTGCGAGTTGACTTCTGGGGTAGGCGTATTCAACTGTATGGCTCAGACAATCCAGAAGCCTTGCGTGGTCAGTATTTCGATGGAGTAATCTTAGACGAGATTGGCGACCAAAACCCAAAAATATGGACAGACATCATTCGCCCTGCACTAGCTGACAGAAAAGGCTGGTGTATGTTCATTGGTACACCAAAGGGACACAACCACTTTAAAGAACTAAGAGACAGGGCTGAGAAAGAGGAAGGTTGGGGTTTACTAGAGTTCAAAGCCTCTGAGACAGGGGTGGTAGATGATGTAGAACTCAAGGCTGCTCGTAATGAGATGGGTGAGGATAAGTACCGCCAAGAGTTTGAATGTAGCTTTGACGCTGCTGTAGAGGGTTCGTACTACGGACAAATCCTCAACGAGTTAGAAGACAAGAAGCATATGCAAGAGATTCCTCACGAGGAAATCAGCAGAACTTTTACCGCATGGGACTTGGGTATGGGTGACTCAACATCTATCTGGGTTGCTCAGTTAGTAGGCACAGAGATCAGATTGATCGACTATTACGAGAATCATGGTGTTGGACTAGACCACTATGTGAAGTGGATTAAAGACAACGACTACGCAAAGGCAGAGCATATCTTGCCCCATGATGTCCGAGTCAGAGAGTTAGGCACAGGAAAAAGCCGTCTTGAGATGCTTGAGGAAGCTGGACTACAGGTCAAGATAGCACCCAGAATGAGCCTAGACGATGGTATTCAAGCAGTAAGGCGTATCTTGCCAAGGTGTTGGTTCAATGTGCCAAGGGTACAAACTGGACTCAATTGCCTGAGAAACTACCGCAGAGATTACGATGAGAAGCGTAAGATTTTCTATGAAAGACCACTTCACGATTGGTCAAGTCATGGAAGTGACAGTTTTCGCTACTTAGCCCTTGGACTTGATGAAGGTCACAGCACATGGTCTAAGCCTATTAACCAAGCACCGAAATGGATTGTGTAATGTATGTAGAACGCCAAGGGACTAATTTAGCCCCCAAAGTAAAAGAACTTGAAACTCGACTCGAAATGTTAGAAAATGCCATTAAAGAGTTAAAATCTGATAAACCTAGAATGGGTCGTCCTCCAAAGGAGAAGAATGAGCAAGCCGCTAAACAGGAAGGAAGCTAAAGCCTTAGGGCTTAAAACTTACTTTACTGGTAAGCCATGTAAGCGTGGTGGCATTGCTGATCGTACTCTCAATGGCGACTGTCTTTGTGACGCTTGCCTTGATTTTGCTAGACAGTTAAAACAAAATTATGCTGTTAACAATTATCATAAGCACAAAGAGTGGGCTAAAGCAAACCCTGAAAAGATGAAAGCCTACAAACAGGCTTGGCAAGATAAGAATCGTATTGAGCAAAGAGCAAGACTCAATAAATGGAAAAAAGATAATCCTGAAAAGGTTTTGGCTGATCTCCACAAGCGTAGAGCGTCACGAATAAACGCTACCCCTAAATGGTATGGTGAATTTGATGCTTTTGTAATGCACGAGGCAGCATTACTTTCTAGACACAGAAGTGCTGTAACTAATGTAAAATGGCACATAGACCATATGATTCCATTGCAAAGCAAAACTGCGTCTGGATTTCATTGTGCCTCAAACATCCAAGTCATTCCTGAAGCGTTAAATGTAAAAAAGCGCAACACTATGACTTTTACTAAACCTTATGAGTGGGTTAATGCTTTATGAGCCGAAATGAATTGAAATCCATCTTGCAGGCAGAAATTGATGATGCCATTGGCTACATTGAAAGCGAAACTGTTGAGCAAAGAAAGCAAGCGCTTCAGTATTATCTGCGTCAGCCATTAGGAAATGAGACAGAGGGAAAGAGCCAGATCGTTACTGGTGAGGTAGCTGAAGCCATTGATGGCGCATTGCCTAGCCTAGTCCGTATCTTTACAGGCTCTGACAATATCGTGGTTTTTGAGCCACAAGGACCTCAAGACGAAGCGTCCGCAAAACAAGCCACAGACTACTGTAATTGGGTTTTTAACCGAGATAACGAAGGTGTAGCCATTCTGCACGATTGGTTTAAAGATGCTTTGCTACAGAAGAACGGCATCGTAAAAGCCTATTGGGAAGATAAAGAGGACATCACTAAAGAGCGTTACTTTAACTTGTCTGATGATGAGTTAGCCATGCTGATGAGCGATGAGAGCATGGAGATTGTCGAGCAAGATACGACAGAATTCCCGATATTTGACCCAATGGGACAGCCAGTTGTTGACCCTATGGGTATGCCAGTTATGGGTTCGACTCACAATGTCGTAGTCCAAAAGAAAAAGAAATCAGGCAAAGTTCGCATTGAGAATGTTCCCCCAGAGGAATTCTTGATTAGCAAGAAGGCTCGCACTATTGCTGATAGTCCTTTTGTTGCACATCGTCAGATGTTGACTCGTAGCACATTGATTGCTATGGGCTTTAACAAGGAACAGGTAGAAGGCTTGCAGATGGGTGATGCTTTGGCATATACGCCAGAGCGAGTAGTACGTTTCTCTGCTGGTGAGCAACCTT